CAGAGGATGTGGGATAGCCAAGCGCCTTATCCCTGCGGATGTCCTGGCGCCGACCCCAGTCGGATAGGAGGATTTCAAGGTTTGTCCGCATCAATTAACTCCAAAATTTCCACCAGGGCGCCATTTCTACAGCTGGATGTTTTTGCACTTCGTAAAACTGTCGGCTCGACAACTCGGCATTCGCCCGATCTAAGGCTGCCCATTGCTTCATCGAACGAATCTTGAGGGTCCCATCTGGCTTGCGATACGCAAGCCCCCTTTCAACTTGCTCCCGCTCTTCCCTCTTATGGCGAGCCATTGCTATCCCATGCAATTTTTTCTGTCTCAATTTGAAGCGCCAGTTTCGATAGGCGGCAGCTGGGTCAAGGCCGAATGCCTCTATCTTTCGACCGCCGCAGACCCACTCGGTTAGACCAAAACACAAACCAGCTGGTCCAGATCGGAGAATGCGCTTACACCTCTGCACTTTGCGAATCCTTGGCTTTTCCATCCCTTTCCCCTATACCCAATCTGGTTGGTCGTGGCCGGCTGGAACACGGGCACGACGCTCTGCTTTACGCAAATCCCACTTCATTTGGATAAATTTGCGGCGAACTTGCGCCCGAATCATCCTATCCATTGCTTGCTTGTATTCTTGAAACTCAACAGTCTGTTCATCAGTCGCGTGGGCTGCTACAGGCCCCAATAGCCTGTGCACCAATGAAGAAATGGCGTCTTTCATCACTCCCCCCAATGGATAAAAGGCGCATATGGAAAAGGCTTTCTAATCTCAGGAATCCTGCTCCAAGCTAGCGCTGCTTGGGCCGCCCGGTACCACTCTGCATATGCCGCACTCGGGGTAAGCCCGCTCCCCAAAAACTCAGGGGTGCTGCAATGCCAACCCTGAACAAGAACAGGCGGGAATTGCTTTTGGAGGATCAGCCCCCTCTTGATACGCGGCTTCATGCTTCCCCCATTTGCCGGTAATTGCTGACCTTGCTGACCATCGAAACCGGCCGCGCTAGTCCTTGCAGCCTCTCTGCTGCCTGGCGCATTTGAGCGCTGGGGACGTAGGGCTTAGCCAAGATGGGCTTGATGTCGCTGGGCTTGACGGCTTGTTTCATTCCTCGCTCCTGAACTCACTCACATAGACGCGGACCTTGCCGCCCTTGCACACCACGCCGCGCTGGATAGACAACCGATCAATCTGGCTGTCGTCCTCGATTACCTGGGCGTGGACCAAGCCGTCCAGCAGCCCCTTCATCATGTTGTCCAAGTCGCGCCGGCGGTTGTCCGGCGGGTGGGCCACTATGGCTACCGATAGCCGGCCATCCATCTTGGGAAGTTGATACCGGCTGGCCTCGTCCATCACGGCTTGGCGGTATTCGCGCCCTTTCTCAGATATCAGGTGTCGACCGGCCAACTTGCCTTTGGTCGGATGGCGCCAGTAGGTGTTAACGCTAGGGGGGAATGGGAGTTCTAGGACGTTCACAGGGCCTCCAGCGTTTCGAGGTCAATAAGTGTGAATTTGCGCCCGAATACTGCGCCAGTGTCGATGTGGTGAACATTGCCCAGCACCACTGGAGACTGCACCGGGGTATGACCACATATCACCGCACGGCAGTCAGATACACCGCTGGCGTCTGCCTCCGAGATCCGACCCCTCGACCACATTGCAACGTCGGCGATGCGGCCCTTCATGTTGCCGGCGACGTTCTCATCCAGAAGGGTGTCAGCGAAGTCTTTCCAGGAATCGAATGGGCAATCAGCATGAACGATTCCCACAAGACCGTTCCGCGTCTCCACCTCGATTGCGACCGGCAACTCACCCATAACCTCAGAAATGGCCAGCTGGTCAGCCCTTGGTTGATCCATATTCCAACCACCACCATTCCGACGGTAGATGTCAGGCTGCATGTTTCCGACTGGCCAGCGGTGCGCCATGTCGTCATGGTTTCCCATAACTGCGTGAAACCAAGGCTTCTCCAACCACGCAAGAACGGCCTCGTTCTCAGGCCCGCGATCCACGAGGTCACCAACCGAGAACAGCCGATCTTTAGCCGGATCAAAATCGATGCGGTCAAGTTCAGCCTGTAGACGGCTGAAACACCCGTGGATGTCGCCCACTGCGATATCCCGGCCTTCCTTGTTCAACTCAAAGTGCTTGAGCATCATGCCCCCACCTGCACCCGCAGCACGCGGAAAGGATCAACCGAATTTGGGTTCCAACCAGCCCGCAGCGAATTAACCAGCTCGTCAGCCATGGCTATCGCGCGCTTGCGCTCGTACACGTTCATCATCGGCCCCTGCTCTTCTGCCTCTTCCACATCCACCCAGCGGTAAATGGCGGCGCGCCCAGACCCAACGTCCTTACGCTCCCCTGTCGGTTCCACGTACCCCTTGCACATCAGGCGCCGCATGGTTGAATCGGCCCTATGCTGGTCAATTCCGATGAGTTCCGCCACCTCTCGTATCGTGTGCGGCCCATAGAGGCGTAAGCAGTTGACTATCGCCACGCCATGTCTGTCATGCCCTGCGAATTTCATGATTCCTCTCCTTTCGCCCTCTTGAGCATCGCCGCAATCAAGGGCGACGGTTCTTCACCCTTGGCAATGCGCTGTTCCCATTTCCCAATCCAGCGCCGGGGATCCTTCCCGGTCTGGTCCAAAGCCTTATCGGCTCCCATCTTCTTCAAAGCTGCTGCCGCCTCTGCCTTCGTAGCAACGGTTTGCCCCGGAGCCGGTAGAGCCGTTCTAGGCTCCGGAATTGGTGGCCATTTACCCTTCCCTAGCTCATCAGCAAAAGTCTTCTCCCAGCGGCCTTTAATCGAGCCGTAGGTGCTGTTCAACAGGTCTACTGAGCTAACCGCAATCGCTGCCCAGTAAATCGACGGGTGCGACCAACTCCCCATCTCTCCGCGGCGCCGGCAAGAAATCCCATGTACAGCCTCGTGGTACGCAATCTCCGGCGACATCCACGGGCGGCACAGCTTCAGGAATTCCGGCAACGTCGGTGGCCACTCGCGCTGTTTGCACGCTTGCAGGCCCACCGAGATTTCCTCCCCCGAGAAGCCGGCCAGGTCTTCGGCCCAGACCTCATGCATTTCTTCCTCGGGAACGCGTCCCCACATCTTCGGCAGCTTGTCGCCGTACATCGCTGCAAAGCGCTGGAACAGCTTCCTCACCCACGGCGCCGGCAACGCCTGAGGCACTTCAAACCGGTTGGCCAGTTGTTGCATCGAAAGTCCCCATGTCCCGCGTTGAAGGCTGCCTGTCGTCCCACAGCCTGCTCATCCAATCGTCATTCGCTTGCCGTGTCCCTGGCGATGCCCTTGCCTGGTTCCGCACCCAACCAGCGTCAAAGCCCTGCCAACCACGCTCCACGCACTTGCGCAGCGCTGCATCCAGGGTCAAGGCAGCTTTGTCGGCCTCCCTCTGGATTCCAGCCAAGGCCAGTTCGGTCAGCGGCGCACGCTTGCGGCTTCGGATGGCCAGGAACTCGGTAGCGACGTCTGGCGATACGCCCTTGGCTTGCAGGTCAACCACGGTCAGTCCAGGGACGCCAGCAGACTTCCCCCGCTTGCGGGGGGTAGGGGGGTGTTCTTTATCTGTTTCTTGTTTATTGGTTATTGGTTCTTGGTTAGCATTGCCTTCGGTATGCGTTGGCATTGCGTTGGCATTGCCTTCGCATTCCGGTTGCTTTGCAGTGGCATTGCTGCCCCAGCGCTTTGCTGCCGAAGTCGCAGCTTTGGCACTCTTAGACTGGTATGCGGCAATCTCTTCATCGGCACGCTTGTTGTGCCAGTAGCCGTCCGCTAGGCTAAAGAACTCACGCAGCACCAACGAGACGGCTTCACGCTCTTCTTCAGAACGCGCGCCCACCCAACGGCATACCTGCTGCACGTCGTCAACGATGGGAGCCTCTTCTGCGTAGTACCGACGCAAGAGACGGCTATAGATGGCGTCTTCCACCAGGCTAAGGTGCATCGTGGCCTGGGCGTAATCACCGATGTTGTGGCTGTAGTAATTCACGCTGCCTCCAACATTCCAGCAGCCGCCAGGGCAGCGTCGGGCACCACATGCCCGCTGGCTTGCAGCACTTCGATAGCAGCGATCAGCAGATCGCGCTGGCGCCCGTATTCAGCTTCAAAGCGCCCTTTCCAGGGATGAACAGCGATCAGGCCAGGTGCGCCCGTACCGTCCTGGTGGTGACCGGCGCAAAGCGGCAAGACCAGCCAATGAGCGTCAGGCTTAGTGCGGCCGTCGATGTGATGAACCAAAACGTTGAAATTGCCCACGCCATCCATACGGCACGCAGAGCAACCTACAGTCGTGCACAGGGCGTCGTGGAACCGCTTCTGAGCGGCTGAGGGAGATTTGCCTTTCATGGCCGAACCCATCCGGGGATGTAGGCTTCTTCCGACCAGACAACGCTGCGGTCAGAACCCCACGCATAGAGAAATTCGATGAACTGGGCTGCCTCAGCCACGCGGAATTGCCGCGACTGAACGCCAAGTTGAATGATTCGGCCGCCATCCTCAGTCGGGATCATCTGGCCAGACTGGGCCAGAGGCGTGCCTGCCTTGCGCATTTCTTCCTCAAACTCGTTGAGCAAGATCCGCTTCATGCTTTCCAGATCCCAGCGACGGCCGATGTACTGCGTCTGTTCGGCAATGTCCTTGACCATGGCGTGGTACTTGGCTTCCTGGTCGCGGCTCTTGGTAGGAGGCTGAATCGTCGCGTACCAGCCGTCAGGCGCATCCATGACGGCATCCGCGAACATGCGGCGGGTCATAGGCGTCAGGCGGATGCGGCGCTTTTCCATCAGTAGCTCCCGCCGTCCGATTCGATACGGGTTTGCAGGTACTTGTAGGCCATGCGCTCAAGCGCCTGCATGTCGTCACGGCTCACCACAACGGAATCAACCGGGGCGATTTGCAAACCGATGGCGGCCAGGAGGTGGCATACCTGTTCCAGGTCACCCTTGGCACGGCTAACCGTGCTGGCAGACGTGCCCATGAAATCGGCTGCAACTTCCTGCGTGACCTCTGCAAGGCGGCGCAAAACTTCGCCGTGAATCCTTGCACCGATCTTGCGGGTGTTCTCAAGCTTGGTTGGAGATACTGACTGGGTGCTCATTTCGATACATCCATGAGGCTAGAAAAATGACTGAAACCGAAACCCTGCTGTCCCAAGCCCAAGACATCGCCCTGCGCGCTTTTGAAGACCCCAGCGAAAGCGCCGTCATGGACATCTTTCGTAGGCTCTGCTGCGAACAGGACGAGGCCCGTATGAGCCGGGATATGGAACACGCTGGGGTTTTGCACTGAATGGGCGCCCTGCTCACTCCGGCTATGATTTCCGCTCTCACACAGAAAACCGTCACCGAAGGAGCTGGGCATGGACTTAGCAGCACGAGTGCACGCGCTGGAAATATTGGTAGAGACGTTCATAGAGACACTTCCCGCAGAACGCCGGACGAAACTGGCGCAGCTTTTTGCGCGCCGTGCCGAGATTGCGAAAGAAGCATCGCAACGGCTGCCGATAGAAGAACGCCAGCGAGTAGCGATAGCGCAACAACTCGACCGGCTTTCAGAAAACTTGGCGCAGATCGCAAAGGACACGTAGCGAGCATCCGGGCCAGTTCTTTGCGGCCCCACTTCGCGTCACGAACGCCAGCAACGTTAGACATTGGCCATTTCCCTGCGCCGGGAGACAGCAGCCATCTCGGCCTGCCGGAATTCGCGCGGCTTCATGGCGCGGAAAGCCGTCATCCACGAGATTGGGATGTGGTTTTCCTTGACCCATTGACTGAGTCGACCGGTTGTCAGGCCCGTAATGCGCCGGACTTCGGCTCGACCACCCATGATTTCGATGACAGTAGTAGCGTCCATGGGCAAAGCTTAGAATCCTCTAACGCTCATGTCAAGAGATTTCTACACCACGGGCGCGCAGTAGGCGGCTCCAATCACTAGATGGACAAATACGAACTTCGCCGCAAGCGCCTGCTTGAACTGGTTGACGAACGAGCCGACGGCAACAAGGCGGCTTTCGGGCGCCTATATGACTACGACCGCGCCCAGATATCCCAATTCCTGTCACGCACCTATAACGGTGGTAACAGCATGGGCGAAAAGGCAGTTACAGAAATGGAACGCCGTTTGGGTTTGCCGCCTGGATGGTTTGACAGGCCCGAGACAGATGCGACATGGCCTTTTAAATCGGTGACGCTTGAGCAAATAGCAGCTCTAGACCAAAAGTCGCTATCAGAGCTGGATGCGGCTGTGGCTTTTTGGGTGCAGTCTAAGCTGCCAGCTTGCGACACTAGGTCTAAGCCCTACATTGAAGAATCCGGAACCATACTGCATAGTAATAGCACCGTCACAACAACCTCGCGCAATCAGCAGGAGGGGACAAATGTCAGGGAAGGTGCTCGCGTTCCAAAAACTTCGCATCGCTGAATGCGATGCCCCCCCGCTTTGCGGGTTGCCCGGCGCTACTTGTACTAAGCACGATTGTGACCGCTATGAGCCGGTGAATCTTTCCCGCTCGCGCTCCTACGTCGACATAATGGAAGACGGCACTATCAGGTATAGCCTGCGGGTGCAGAACCGCAGCGAGATACTCCGGCTGATATCAGCTTGCCAGACCCTGCAAGATCGCTTGCTGGGTCAGCTATCAGCATGCGACCCTGATTAGCAACCCCTAAACAAATGGATGAGCCTGGCTTAGCCGGGCCATTTTTTTGTCTCAGTGCTTAGAATTCTCTTGACATCACGTTTAGACTTCTCTAGACTTCTTTCTAACGCAGCACGATTCGCACCGCTTAGAGGCCAAGCCCGGCACCGCGAAGCTGCAAGCAGTACCAGCAGTACCCGCTCTTTAACAACCCGCAAGCGATAGAACAGGCCAATGACCGCAAGGTGGCTAGGCCCAGGGCGCAACCCGTTACCCCTGAACAAAGATCGACGGCTATCCATTCCCTTGACCGGCGAGTTGTATTGCTGGGCCTGCGGTGGATTGAAGAAGCAACGCATGGACTGGAGCCGCTACGGCGGGAACAGCCAGGCCGTGCGTTGCTCCGGATTTATCTGAATGCCAGCCCTCCCGGCTCAGGCATTTTCATGAACCTGGAGAGCGACAAATGCATGACTGGCAGCCGATTGAGACGGCACCCCGGGATGGAACCGAGGTCCTGCTGACCTGGATGGATACCGACGGCCAGCCGCAAGACATTGCACGTTTGGCGTGGGACACCAGTAAAGAGAACGGCTTGTTCCCTGGCGTCGTGGGGATGTGGTCTGCCAAGAGCGGCAACTACACGTGGTGCGATGCGCACGGCTACGGCCCGACCCATTGGGCACCGATACCGAAGCTGCACTAGCCGCCAGCCCGTTCTATGAGCGATGGCTGACGAATGAACAAGCATCCCTATAACGCCCCAGTGGGGCAGTACTGAGGTGGTGACCATGACCTGGGCGGAAATGAACCAGTACGAACGATCAAATGCCGTGGACAAGGTAACCGGCTACATGGTGGGCCGCCATCCTACTGAAACGGCAGAGCAAGAATTCGAGAAAGCCAAGCGCGAATGCTTGCACCACTTATCACGACAGATTGAACAGATCGAGGCTATGACGTTTGAGCAGGCGTTTCCAAAAGCTCGCTAGCCCGCTTCTTTCAGGACTAATACCGATTAACAGCCCGCTCTATGATCCCTAGCTGGCACACAAGAGAGGGAGCTGCTGTGAAATTTGAAATCAAGAACCGTCGTACAGGCGAGGTCATGTTCGCTGTTGACATGCCAGACGGCACCAAGGACCCAGAGCGCTGGGCGCTGGTGATTGCTGGTCACAGGGGCGATAGGCAAAGCCCATACCTTATGGGGACTGACTTGCGCGAAGCTGATTTGCGCGGGGCGGACTTGCGCAAAGCGAGGTTGATACGCGTAGACCTACGAGGCGCGGATTTGAGCGGGGCTGATCTTCGGCGAGCCAATTTAGCTTTAGCTGACCTTCGCGGCGCGTCTCTGTGTGATGCCGATTTGCGTGGGGCGCGCTTGCGGAAAGCTGACCTACGTGGTGCGCTTCTACGAGGTGCCAATCTGGGCGATTTGTCTTGCATGCTCGACACGATTGGCAACATGAACGAAGTAAAGAGCATCCGGTGCGACAAGTGGGCGGTCACCTACACCGCGACTCACATGCAGATCGGTAGCCAGTATCACAGCCTGGAACGGTGGTGGGCTTTCACTGACAAGCAAATCGATGCCATGGGATTTACGGTATTGGACTGGTGGCGTAGGTGGAAACCTGTGCTGCAAACAATCATTGCCATGGCACCGGGCGGCTATCCCTGGTGGGAAAAAGACGGACCTGATACCGATTAACAGAGAGAGGGAACCGATGAAGCGCGAGATAAAAAACAGATGGACTGGCGCCGTGCTGTTCACGGCTGATGTGCCCGAAGGCACCGAGAGCGGCATGGTCGCCCGCGTGGCGCTGGAGCAGGCCGTGGAAGCTCGTGCCAACCTGGGCGGTGCCGACCTGCGCGGTGCCGACCTGCGCGATGCCTACCTGCGCGGTGCCGACCTGCGCGGTGCCGACCTGCGCGATGCCTACCTGGGCGGTGCCGACCTGCGCGGTGCCGACCTGCGCGGTGCCGACCTGCGCGATGCCTACCTGGGCGGTGCCGACCTGCGCGATGCCTACCTGCGCGGTGCCGACCTGCGCGGTGCCGACCTGCGCGATGCCTACCTGGGCGAACTGCGCAATATCTGGGGCGCCAGCGGCAACCTGCGCGAGATCAAGGCCATCCAGTGCGATACGTGGCCGGTCACTTACACCGCTACCCACATGCAGATCGGCTGCCAGTTCCACGGACTGGAGCGCTGGTGGGCGTTCACCGATGAGCAGATCGCCCGTATGGATTCGTTGGCGCTGGAATGGTGGCAGAAGTGGAAACCTGTGCTGCGCACGATCATCACCATGTCGCCGGCTGTTCCTGGTGGCGAGAAGCCTGCTGAGGATTCACATACCGATTAACAAGGAGAACAAGATGCCGACTCTTCGATTCGAGGGCTACTCGGACGACACCTTTGGCGAAGTCCTCTATACGAAAGACGACTTCGACAACTGCGCCAGCGGCGACCCAATTGAATATCTAGTCCTGAATCCGCGCAACGGGGATGGCGTTGTCGTCACTGGCCAGTACTGCCCCGGTATGTCGGGCAGTTGGATGATCGGCGTGGCTAACTACGACCCCGATCTTGAAGACAAAGACTTCCCACGCTGGCCGATGAAGCTGGTTCCCCAGGACTACAGGAACGGCTTTCAGCCATCGCTCGAAATCGAAGCGCCGGAAGGTGTCGAGGTGAAATGCCTGACCCGCGGCGAATAGTAGTCCCTCCCCGCCTTCCAAGCCCAGCATCAATACCGCTCCGGATGCATACGGACGTGACGATGCTGGTGCCGTGAAGGTAGGAGTGCAGTACCTGACCCGGGCCAGGTTAAGCCCGGGATCCTCATCAGACGGAACCCTGTAAGTAATGCAGCGCTTTGGCAACGCTGTATCTGACTTCATGTTTATACACGTGTGAAAACCTACGTCTAGGGTACGAAAAACCGGGGCCTTACACCGGGCGGGGTTTCGTCTGATGAGGGTAAAGCGCAGCCCAGCGCAAGCGCGGGAGCAGGTGCAGATGGCCCGTTCGATTCGGCCTACCGCGTATGGGAATAGCCCTCATGACACCCCGGAAAGACGGGGATCCTCAACCGAAGGGCAGACGGATGTGGCGTATCCGTGCGGCACGCTGAGTGCCGCGGCATGCCCCGAGGCTTGGCCGCTTGATCCGCCCCGCGACGGCGGGGATACACAGCGGTTTCAAGTTCATGCCTTTGCTGGTTCGACTCCAGCCCCTTCGGTTGAGGGTAAGCAGTACCGCCCAGGCGATGGGCAGCGGGCTAGAAGTGGATCCACCCGTGCTAGGCAGTCTTACTACGCAAGCCGGATTCGTACCCGGCACCCTCTTCATATACCTGATTGGAGATTACATGAACTCCCCTATCAAGCTGCCGCCGCTTCCCCAGGTGCCATGGCATCAGTTTGGCGGAGTGTGCGCCGATTCGGTTGCCGCTGAGGCAATCAAGAACTATGCCACTGACTACGCCGAACAAGCTGCACGTGAAGCATTGGCGGTCTCGAATGGAGTGGATCTTCGGCCCATATTGGCGGACTTGCTGGCCTATGTTGACCTCAACACTTGCACACATGAAAACCGCCATAAGGCCGGCACGCTGTGGACTATCTGCGACGACTGCGGACGCAAATGGGCCGCCGACCGAAATCCGTACAAGCGTCACCAAGATGCGCCGGCAGTTGCAGCCGCCCGCGCTGCCCTGGAGACTGCCCCTCCCAAGGAGAACAACCATGCTGAAGGTGCTGATCAAGAACCTACTTAGCTTCTGGTGGTTCTACGCAATTCTTTTGATCCCGCTCTGGTACGTGGTGGGGTGGAGGTAGACATGGGATCACGCTTCACCTTCGACCCACCCCAAGAAATCTACGCCATGCGGTATGCAGAGGTAGTCAGGGAGATTGGGGCGGATTTGTTCAAGTGGCGGCACCAGATCATCGAAGAGATCGGGCAAGAGCGGCACAACCCCGATGCCTGCGAGCTTCACCACTTTGCATCCGAAGCCGACAAGCCGGATGTGATCCTCAAGCAAGCCTACGACGGAATCATGGGGCAGGCAGCACAAGACATGGTGAAGCTTGCGATATGGAAGCTTGCCGACCACCACACCAAGAACTACGTACGCGGCTACTGGCCGGATTGGAGCAAGGAATGACTACGAAGTACTCGCGTGGGCCTTGGAGGACGGAGCGCGTTTACAGCGACTCGCTGGCGGTTGTGGATGCCGACGGCTTCGAGATAGTTGAGACAACGCACACCGCCATCCTTCCGAGCTACCGGGAGCGGCTGGGTGTTAGCCACTGGGCCAGGTCCGATCAGGCGCACCGGAATCTGAGCGACGAGGAACAGGAGGCCAACTCCTATCTTGTAGCTGCTGCTCCTGAGCTTCTTCAAGCTCTTGAAGCGCTTCTTGACATGGACATTTCCTATCAGCGCGGGCCGAAAGTTCAAGAGGCAGAAATCGCCGCTCGACTAGCTGTCGCCAAAGCCCGAGGTGAGACATGAAACGCCTCCTACGCTGGCTTATCCAAATAGACGCCCACTCGCTAGTGGGCATTTTTTCGCTCATATGCGCCATCGTAGGCGTAATGGCAGCCCTACAACACTCGGACGATAAGTCTAACGAGCGCTGGGCTAAGGATCGCACGACGGCTGTGGCAGCTAAGGAATAGATATGAACATAATCCTCGTCCTTACCCTATTCACAGGCTGGATTGACTCAAAAGCACAATCTCAATCCACGATCACACAACGGTTTCAAACCATCGAAGCCTGTGAGGCATATGTCCAGGCTTATGCGGATCAGGTTGACAAGAAGCTTACGTACCCTCGGGGCATCGCAGGGACAAATGTGCGGAAGGATTTCAAAATCATACATGTCTGCCAGACGGACGGCAGGACATAAAAAATGAGCCAAGACGACGAGGACGCCGCTCTGGCGCATCAACAGGAATTGGAACATCAGGAGCAAGACCATGGAAGTCTACAAGGCAATCAATGCCGTGCAGGCGGAACTCGCCAAGATCGGCATCAGCAAGGACCGCAGGAATACGCAAGGAGCCGGGTACAACTTCCGGGGCATTGACGACATCTACAACGCCCTGGCTCCGCTGCTGGCCGAAAAGGGGCTGTGCATCCTACCTCGCGTCCTCTCCCGCGAGTCGGTAGAACGCGTTAGCAAACAAGGCGGCGCGCTGTTCTACATCACGGTCGAAGCCGAATTCGACTTCGTGTCCACGGCGGATGGCAGCAAGCACACCGTCAAGACGTTTGGCGAGGCGATGGACAGCGGTGACAAGGCCACCAACAAGGCAATGTCTGCCGCCTACAAGTACGCCGCGTTCCAGGCGTTCTGCATCCCCACCGAGGGCGACAACGACGCGGACGGCCATACCCACCAAGTCGCGTCCGCGAACGACGACAGCCCAGCCGAGGCCGCCGAGATGGACGCCGAAGTCACCGCCCAGATGAATGCAGCGGCGTCTGTGCCGGACCTTGTAAAGATCATGAATAGCCTGACTGCCGACCAAAAGCGCGCGGCCACGGCCCACTTCAACAAGCGCATGAGCGAACTCAAGAAGGCAGCGTAATGGCATCCGTCAACAAAGTCATCCTGATCGGCCACCTGGGCCGTGACCCCGAAACGCGCTATAGCCAGGACGGGAAAGCTGTTACCAACATGTCTTTGGCCACCACTTCGTCCTGGAAGGACAAAGGCACCGGGGAGAAGCGTGAAGAGACTGAGTGGCATCGCATTGTGGCGTATGACCGTCTCGCTGAGGTTATGGGCGAATTCTGTAAAAAGGGAAAGCAGGTCTACATCGAAGGCCGTCTGAAGACCCGCAAGTGGCAAGACAAGGACACCGGCGCTGACCGCTACAGCACCGAAATTGTCGCGGATCAGATGCAACTACTTGGAACCAAGGAGTGATTCCATGACCGGCGTATCCCTGTATACGATGGCCGCAGAACACCGCGACCAGCTTAAGGCCCTGGAAGACCTGGACCTTCCGGAAAACGTCCTTGCCGATACCCTGGAAAGCCTGGGTGGCGAACTGGAAGTGAAGGCGCAGAACGTGGTTTGTTTCCTGCGCAATCTGGAAGCGACGGCGGCGGCGATCAAGGAAGCCGAAGCCGGCATGGCAGCGCGCCGCAAGGCCTACGAGAACCGCGTGGAAAGCCTCAAGCGCTACGTGCTGGATTCCATGCAGAACAACGGCATCCAGAAGATCGAATGCCCGCTGTTCTCCATCAGCATTGCCAAGAACCCGCCTGCTGTCGAAGTGCTGGACGAACGCCAGATTCCGGCCGACTACTTCGTCACGCCTCCCGCGCCGCCGCCTCAGCTGGACAAGAAGCTGGTGATGCAGGCCATCAAGGACGGCTACGAAGTCCCGGGCGCCAAGCTGCGCCAGGGCGTGCGCCTCGCCATCAAGTAGTTCCCCGGCAGTCCGCCAGCTATCAACCTATGGAGAACCCCGCCTTTGCTGGTGGGGCTGCCCCTCTATTCCTTGGAGATACGCCATGCGTAATGAAGACAAATGGCACCCGAACGAAGATGCGGATTTTGACCGTGACGACGATGCGTCAGAACGAGCCATGGGATGGGGACTTGTTGGCGCGTACACCGGCTTGATGTTCCTTTGCTTCCTATTCTGCATCAATTACTGAGGTACTGACATGACCACCACCATTCCCGCCGGCTGGAAGCTGGTGCCCATTGAGCCGACTGAGGCCATGTTAGATGCTGGCATCGAGCAACACCGATGCGAACAGGGCGACCCGTGGTACTCGTCGCCCGATCTTGGCCAAGGTGATTGCCGGGACATCTACGCCGCCATGCTTGCCGCCGCCCCTGCTGCCCCCGTATCCATGGTAGAGGATGCCGACGCGCAGAAAGAGGCCGTGATGGATGCCATCGCGGACGCGCTGGGCCACGCCTACGATTGCACGCGCGTCTGGTCAGCGTGGGGTGTCGGGACGATGAGCCAGGACGATTTCCACCTGGTCACTGACGACGCGGGCCGCTTGGGAGAAATTGCGGACGCAGCTATCGCGGCCATGCGTCCCGCTCCCGTGGCAAGCGCCCCTGCCGATGAGCGGGCGCTGACGGCGCAGCAGCGGAAAGAATTCATTCGCCGCACGAGCTACATCAGCGAGGCCGACCGCGACACCAGGGCGGCATTCGTTGACGAGATCGCCCGCGCCGCTCTGGCAAGCGCCCCTGTAGCCGGGGAGGCGCAAACCGCTTTGAATGAATGGTTCGACAAGACCGACTTCATTCAGAAGCGCATCGCGTCCGGCGATCTGCCCGTGATGTACCTGGGCTGGCACCGGGCGGACGTGATGCGGGACCTGATCGACGCAGCAGCGCGAAATCAAGTGCTTCCATCCGGATGCATCTTAGTTCAGGAAGCTGACACGATTCCCCACACTCACCCCGAATACGGCCCCGGCATCTTCTTCACGGAAGACGCCAGGATTGAATTTGATGCCGCGCCCCAGGCCAGCGAGGCGGCGGATACGCTGACCATAGATCTGGACTACGCCGACGGCGCGTCCGTTCAGATCGAAGTTCATGGCACAGAAAGGATGCTACGCCGCCTTGAGGCATGGCTTGGCGGGGAGCGGTCCCGCATCCGGGAACAATCGCGCAATGCGGCGTTGGAGGAAGCGGCCACCTTCCTGGAAAACAACCGGACTGCATGGCAATCCGTTAGAGCCGCCTACGAGATCCGCGCCCTCAAGCAGCCCCAGGCGGCCACGGGTGGAGGGGCGAATACGGTAAACGGCAAAGAGTTTTCGGAATTCGCGAATAGCGAAAACGCCGGCTCCGGGGATTGCGCGATGGGTGCGGGGGATGAGGCGATGCGCGATGCACTCGAAATGTTGATCCGCGAGGCTCAAGCCGTCGCAGATGACCACCACCGGCCACGCTATACAAGGCTGGATGAAGCAATCCAGTCGGCCCGCGCCGCCCTTTCTGCCACCCAGACCGAACAAGGAGAGCGGGATGAATGAGCAGCGCCAGCCGTGCCCATTCTGCGGGTCGCTGTCCATCTTCTACAACGAGTGGTACGCCATGCACTGCTATTCCTGCGGAGTTCGAGGCCCTGACGCTGACCAAGCATCGAGCGAGGAGGCTCTCGCCAAGTGGAACATGCGCGCCAGCACCGACAAGAAGGACGGAGGAAATGATGGACGATAGGACACTGCTGGAACTCGCGGCGAAGGCGGCTGGCAAGCGCATCCACGTGTGGGGAACGCTAGGCTCTGAAAATGTCGCGGATATGGACGGCCCAACGGGGAACCGCTGGAACCCGCTCACCGACGACGGGGATGCGCTCCGGCTGGCGGTGATTCTGGGGCTGGATAAAAAACTCCCATTTCTACTAGAAGGCGAGTCATACCGCGCCGACCGTTTTGCGCTGGGAGTATTTGCCGCCACCCGCCGCGCCATCGTGCGCGCCGCCGCCGCTATCGGAAAGGAGATGTGATGGACCTAAAGCAATTGGAAGCCATCGCCAAGCGCGAGGCGCACTGTAAGACATTCGGCGCTGCTGTAACGCTTAGCGTTGGCGAGAGGGATGAACTGGTGGCGTTGGCGAGGGATGGGCTGCGGTATAGATATATTCGAGATGTTCCGTGGCTGGAATCATCGCTGGGCGATGTGATCTCATTTCAAAAGAACGCGGTCTGGGACCGGGCTATCGACGCCGCCATGGCAAAGGAGCAAGCGTGAGACTATTCCTAGAAATGACCCCCGACGACATTGCTGAGGGGTTGGAGTTCGAGAACCATGAACAAGCATTTCAGATGATCAAGGCAATCGACCGCCAGATGGCTGACTACGACTTCACCTTGTCAGTCATCCGCGCTCTGGTGGCCGAACTGAAGCTCTGTATCGCCGTCGATGATGAGCCACTTACCGCGAAGGATGTTGGCTTGTGACTGATGCGATTGAGCAGATTCTCAAAACCACAAAGAAGCACTGGATACAGCCCGCCTAGCGCGGGCTTTGTTTTGGAGAAACTAGATGGGATACCGAACCGTTGTGATGCTCTACAACGATCAGGCCGGCCAATGGACAAATGACCCAGACCTCGGGCTGAAAATCTCCAGGAAGATGAACTTCGCCATGGGAACCGCCATCAAGCCACAGGAAGTCGACCTTTCCTATGGGCGAATCATCCATTGCCACCACGCAGACTGTCTAGATTTGGGTGTCTTCGATAGCTACCGCTTTACGCCTCTGGCCGCCGGAGCGTGGCAGCCAGGAGAGGAAACCGATGTCATGGCTCTCCGAATGCTCAAGGAAGCGGCGGAGAACCTTGGATACCGACTAGTAAAGCGCCCTGCGTAATGCTGGGCTTTGTTTTGGAGGCGATATGAAACGTCTTTTGCTATGCGCGCTACTTGTCACTCTTGGGGCCTGCTCACAGGCGGATGCCCAGAATCCCAGAATTGGTCAGTTTCTGGGCAAACTGACTGCATTCGGCAATGGCGTATACGAGTTTAGGACGCCGTCAGGCGCGCACTGTGTAGCGCTCATAGCTTATGGACGCCCCTCACTCTCATGCGATTTCAGTAAGTAGGAGGCGATATGCTCAACGTCGCTGAAACTGCCGCCGCCCTGGGGGTGGCGCAGCGAACCGTCTATGATCTGGCCGCCCCAGGTGGCCCAATCCCGTGCCACCGCATCGGGCGCCGAATCCTTTTCTCTCAGTCAGACCTGGCGGAGTACCTAGCATCATGCCGATATACCGAGATAAAACGCGCGGTTGCCTCGTCTTTGAATTCGACCGTCTCATTGAAGGAAACCGGGTCCGCGCTCGAAAAGCTCTTCCAAAGTCGTGGAGTAAAGCCCAAGCTGACGCCTACGACCGCCAAGAGTCGGCGCGACTCTACGCGCTTGCAACTCGTGTCGAACGCCCGCAATTCCTGATTGAGGATGCCGTAGCCATCTACGTCAAGGAGCGGGTTGGCAAGCTGAAATCCGGGGACAACATAGTCCGAGAGCTGGCCCAGATGATGTGGGCCTACAAGGACAAGCCCATGGGCGCCCTACCGGATGTCTGCCGAGAGTATGCCGAAAAGGCCCTACATGAGCAGACTGGGGAACCTCTGTCGCCAGCTACCAAGCGAAATCGCATCCGGTATCTGACCAGTGCCTGCCGCTGGGGGTGGAAACGCCATGGGATGCACGACCGGGACCCGGCTGAACGGGTAATCGCTCCAGAGGTAAGGAACGAACGCCGGCACTACGTTGACCGCGCTGGCATGCTGGCCATCGCCCGGGCCTGCAAGTGCAGGAAGTCACGAGCAGCTATCCGTATCGCCTTCTATAGTGGGATGCGCCTGAGCGAGGTTTTGGAGGCCCAGCGGGTAGACGGGATGTTCCTGCTGGAAGACACCAAGAACGGCGAGCCTCGCCATGTCCCGATGCACCCGAAGATACGAGCCGCGGCCAAAGTATCGGCGCGCAACAAGTGGAACGTGTCCAAGGAATTCAAGAAGGCCGCCATCGCAGTAGGGATGGGCCATCTGCGCTTTCACGACCTGCGGCATAGTGCCGCCAGCGCCATGATCAACGCCAACGTGAACCTGTACACAGTAGGTGCGGTCCTGGGGCACAAGTCTGCGGCCAGCACCAAGCGCTACAGTCATCTAGCGACTGAGTCGATCAAACAAGCACTCGGGGAGATTGGCAAAAAATCCCCCACGCAAAAGAAAGCGCGGGTTGCGTAATCTGCCCGCAAACCCGCGCCATTACTTGGTAGGCCCCCCGAGAGTCGAACTCGGCACCAACGGATTATGAGTTAGGGGACGCAACAGGCGCGAGGCAGGAGAGCGTTGATTTGAAAGGGCTTTCTCTTCGCGCCCAGTGTGGCAAAACCGCTGTTTCGCGGCCAGTGTGCCAAAAAATCCCCCACACAAATATGGCTTTCTCTGCTGTATATTCGTACAGCTATGCCACACTTTGCTCCTGGACCACCACGCCCTGGCGGATGCTGGACCTGTACCCACTGGCACGGTGAGACTACCGACGAAGGGCGCAGGCCGTATTGCCGCAAAGACCTAGACTTCCTTATCGCACCAACCTTCCCCGACGAGGGTTGTGGTGGATGGGTGCGTGAGCCTGGCGCAGACGATGAAATAAAGCTCTCGGCCGACCGCGGGCTGTCAGTCGTCAGCCCCGGGCCAGTCACAAAGCCGCGCGCCTAGCTCATTGTGGGCCAGCACCCTATCGGCGGTACGCTGGGTTAGAAAGTCGCCCTCAGCAATGTAGATCGGGCTGGATACCACGCAAAAGTCATTGCCCACCGGCTCCCGGCTTGCGCATCCACTTGCGACGAAGCTCAGCCATAGAACCACCATCGGGCATACGATCGATCTTAGCTTGAACATCTCGGGCTTCCTTGGCGGCCTCTACCGCCTGCTTGTTGATCTGGGCTTGCACTTCCTGGCGACCGTCGGACTTGCCTTTGAGGCGAATCCCGAGGGCGCCTAGGACAAAGGCCACCCCAAGGGCGAGCCAGGGCCAGAACTCGCCCAATAGCATCTGAATCATGGTGTCTTGTCTCCAATAGCAATTGCCTTATCGACCGACTGGCCAAGGTACAAGGCCCGCTCTGCGGCCCGGCGCCTGCGAAGCCCCTTGACCGACTTCCCGCCGGCTTTGTCCCATCTGGGGAACTGATCCGCAGCCAGTTGGATGTCGCCAGCATTGAACAGACGCACCAACGTCGAGTTGGCAAAAGCCGTGGCGCCGATGTTGTACGCCAGGCACACCATGGCATCGAACTGGTATTGCGCAGCTGGCTGGGTCAACGCCTGCCGGACAGACGGCTCAAAGTCTCTGGCCAACCTGTTGCGCAATCGTTGCTCCGCCTCAGCCTGGTTAATGACCATCCCTGGCTGGACGTTCTCCGTATCGCCGTAGCCAATTGTCCAAACGCCCACAATGTCCTGGTAGGCCTCTAGCTGACACCCCTCATAGTGCTTAATCAGGCTTATCCCCGCTGCCCCCGTTCTCTGCCTGTCGTCTTGCGTCGGTAAGCTTGCGCTGGACATAGAACTTGCTGAGGATGCCCCCGACGATGAGCGCGACTCCGAACCCGTAGACGAACCAGGGCGGGAAAACAGCCCGAATATCGTCCGGCAAATTTCGCCAAACTTCGATAGCAACATCTGTCATGCTCCCAAGGGCAATAAAAAAGGCCGCCGCGGCAGCCTGGAATTGAACGGAGTGTGAGCGCCACAACGAGCGCCATTCAGGGACTAATTTCATGGCCGCTCCTTCTTTTCAAGTGCACGAATGCGCAGTTCATGGTCGTCCAGCTTTCGGTCTACAATGGCGAAATCACGCCGGGCCTCCCCGACTGTGTATCGGGTCTGGTTATCTACATCGATACGGCCTTCCAGCCTCTTAACTGAGTTGTTCAGCGTCTTCATCTGGGACTCCGTCACCGCGCTGGAAGCTTTCATCTCCCCCTTGAAGTCACTGAACTCTTTGCCCATTCCTTGTATCCCTTGATTCAGCGACCACCAGAGACCAGCTAGGCTGGAGAAGATGGCCAGGGCGAGTGTTATCGCCCAAGGGCGCAGCTTGAGTCCTTGGAACTCATGGGATTCTTTGTCTATCATGTACGTTCCTTCGGACGCAAAAAATCCCGCATGAGCGGGCAAGGAAAAAGCATGTCAAAACGTGAACGATGGGAAAGGATCGTCCTGATCCTATGCTGCATCGGCTTCGGGGCTATGTGGGTCGGCGGCTTCTGGGCGGCCGCAATCTCTTCTGCCGGGCCTTGAATTTACTGGGGCTCTGGGTGCGGCTTTCCATTTGCGGGTAGCGGCATGTCGTTGTCCAAAGGTACGTTACCCTCGGCCAGCCATGCCAAATATGCGACCCAATCCCTGTTCTCCGGATCTTGCGGGATAAACGAAAATTCCGGCAAGCGGTAAACGCCGCCAATCCCTTTCATGTAGTTCATAGTCTTGCGTCCGAATAGATAACGCCAAAGCCATCCATGAAGCCATACGCTGCCGAGGCCGGCGAACTAGAACAAGAAATGTTGAACCCAGTTGTCGTAACAGCAAAATACTGGGGGTTGTTCCCTGAGAACACGCCAGCCGTAGAGACGTAGCGAATGTTCCCAGGTGCATTCGGTGCCGATATCGTGGGATTGACTCGCTTGAGAGTTTTGAATGGAACGTAAGCTGTCGGCGCAAGCGAACCGGTGTAATTGCTACAAGCGAAGCCACGTCCCGTCGGGTACGTGCCAGATGAAATATCGACAATCTCGAAGTACCTCTGACAAAGCTCAACCTCTAAAACAACAGGCTTGAACTCATATGGGGTGGCCACAGTACCCATTTCAAGCTGGACGTTGCCGAGTGACCACGTAGCGCCAGACGTTGCGGTGATTCGCACGGAACCCGCCGCCCTGGTTGACTCGGTAGATTGCCAGATCCCCGTGGCGCCTTCTGAGGAACTACCGCTGCCGATATCGAACACCAACCGCAAACCCATCCCATTGGATTGGTTCCAATTGGTATCAGAAGATTGATCGATTGGGACGGTGATTGTCTTTTTTTCCCAGGCGTTTGCTACGTTCACCGTGTATGTCGACACATAGGAACGGAAACTTGGGGAGCCGCTGTTCAACAGCGCAATGCTGTACACGCCAGCGATAGACGATTTCACCCAAAAGCTGATGGTGAAGTAGCCAGGCCACAAGTTCCCCATTCCGAGGCGCACAATATTGACGCCCTCAATCGGCTGGCTGAACCGGTTCTTGTCCCCAGCTGCGGCAACCGATGCGGCATTGGACGTGAGGCGAGCGGTACTTGCCGCTACCCGTCCGTACCCAAAATCAGTACCGGAATAGATTTGCGCCGCGGTAATCGATGCGGTACCACCAACATGGATTTGCCAGCAATCAGCCGCATATGTGCCTGAGCCAGCCGCTACGACTGGCCCAATAACGGTACCAGACTGCCAAACAGAAAAGGCCCCGTTAATGATCATGTTCCGATAGCTGTAAGCTTCCCCACCGAAACCAGTGCCATAGTCGGGGACGTAGGACGAACCGTTCCAGTTCGCCCAACCCAGGCCGATGATATAGACGGGGCTGCCGACGTCTATCAAGGGCGGCGTTGGATACACAGGCAGCGTCGTCCCAGAGCCGCCGCCACCAGATATGTCAGACTGGGACCAGATCAGAGCATCATTCGAATCCCTCAACACCCAGGTATATGTAACGCCCGTAGTAAGAAAAACGACCGCTTCCCCCCTGGAGTCCAAGATGATGGGATTCGTGTTGGCAATTGTGCCGGCAGCATCTTTGTATGTCGTCTGAGGCGTCGTAGTATTGTTGGCATACGTGTACAGCTTTCCGCCGACTAAGGGCTTGCCATAGCTGTCTACTGCTGCGAACCGCGGGGAGATATACGGAATGGGCATTTTTTTCCCTGCAAAAAAAGCCCCGCATGAGCGGGGCGCTGGAGATCTAATTGAGACTTTTACTTAGCTTGTGGAAAGCAACTGAAGTTGAGCGCGATTGGCTGATGCGCTGGCGCAAGTCAGGCGGCGGCGAACTTGGTTTCGTTCTGTGGGGAATCGGAATCCTCGTTTTGCCAGTCGTGCTAATAGTGTCAGTAGGAGTCGTGATTTGGTCATGGCTATAGTCGCGTCACTGCCTGGGAACCAAGCCTTGTAGCCCCCCCGTAATTCCAGGGGCACTTAGTTGAGTTCGATGCGCAAGCCGCGCTACGTTTTCTGGATTGGTCAGCAATCTGGCTAACAAATTAGCCGTCGCAGCTGTTCCAGCTATGCCGGCTAACGCAGGTACATTCCCAGTAAATGCGCTTCCGGCAAGCCCGCTACCCATCAATAGCCGGCCAATCGCCGCTCCTGAACCTGATGGGTTGGCTAGGTAACGGGAGCCTTCCTTGATGTTGGAGGAAACAGCGGCAAGATTGGCAAGCTCTGATAACAAGTTCTTGTCGCCTGTGCGCCCAAACAGAGTTTGCTGGGCCTTCGGCGAAAGCTTGTTCCAGTTCGTCAGAAAGCTGCTCGTGCTGAACGCATCACCGGCCTCATTCTGAACACCAGGTGCTGGCCGGCCCATCTTCTGAATCACCGCCGCGGCCAGATCCTTGCGATTGTCTTTAGGGATCGAATTGACCACCCGGCTTAGGATGGTGTCGCCATCGCGCGAACCCATCATCGCTGCATTGAACACCTGCTCAGGCGTGTCTTTGCCGCCAACAACCGACAGGTCATCAATTCGCGTCATCATTTGACGGCTGAACGAGTTCGCAGCCCGCCATGCATCAGCAGCCTCAGGCCCCGCCTTTTTGGCGGCCTCTCCCAGATCGTTTGATAGCGCAGCGTAAAGCGCCTTCCACTTGTCGCGCGGAACATCGCTAACGAACGTTGTATTGTCTATTTCATTACCAACTAGCGTGCGAAGCTTCTTGATTGCTTCATATGGCAGCGTATTTGTTTTCCGCGCAGCCTGGACGCCGTACGGGGTCATCGTCGCATCAAGATCTGCGAGAAGCGCCCGCCCAACACCCTCGATCTTCCCATTTTTGAACATGTTGCCCAGGGCCGGGGCGCCGTCAAGATCGGCGTTGAGAGTAGCCAGAGCTTCTTTTGTTCGATCCACACGAATCTGGGAATTCTGTGGGATGTACTCATCAAGCTTGCCGTACAAGTTCGCTTGCTGTTCTCTGACTCCTGCCTTGAATCCTTGCAGCCCTTTGGCCACAGACTCACCGGCCTCAACAGCGCCAGCATTGGGCGAAAGGCGCTGCACGATGCCGCCCACCGTCTCGCCGATATCATCAGCTTGATTCCGTGCAGTACTCAGCATGCGGCCCGTTGCGCCAGGCGTTTGAGACAGGCCAGTTTCCAGACCTTGAAGTACTGGCCGCTCAGTGACCTGCCCAACGGTAGGCGAAGTGCCCGCGCGTTGGAAGGCCTCCAAATTATTGGCCACAGTTTGGCGCCCTTCCTCACCGCCGCGCAGCAGCCCACGTGTAGCAGCTGCGCCACCGTACATAGCCAAGGAAGGAGCCATGCCCCCAACCAGGCCTGCTGCCAATTGGCCAAGAGGACCCGCGCCACTCTCTCTAGCGATGCCTGAGGACGCTCCCCCAGTAGCAGCGCTTGCCACTTGCATTGCCGGCTGAGAACTGAGAAGGCTGGCGAATCTCTGACCTAGCGTAGTAGCGAGTGGATTCACAGCCGATTGCGCCAAGCCAGCTACACCGCCTGCCCCGGCCATCGCACCTGCGGCATCTTGCGCCACACGTTCGACAGTGTTTTCTGGTTCGGGAAGCCCGATAGCTGACAAGGTGGCGTTGACATCCGCCTTGGGGATATTGGTGCCGAAAAGAGAATTCAAACCTCCGATAACGGCGTTTGTGCCCATCTGCGGCAGGCCAGTCAGGCCCGTTACACCGGCGCGCGCCGTCAATCCTACTTGCCGGCCAATGCGATCAATTAGGCTTCGTTCCTGAGGGGCAGCTGCCGCCTGCATCCGCTGGGCGTCCTGCTGGTTCATGTCGACGCGCAGGCCACGCGGATCGGCAGCAGGCGCGTCATCCCATTGCACTTGGGAAATGTCTATCGACGGTGCGGTGCCCTTGACAGACGAGCTAGGCTCGTCCCATTTCACCTGACTCGGGTCAATTTGTGCCACCGGGGCTGCCTCCGCTGCGGGGATAACGGCATTCAATGCTTGTTCGATAAAGCCCTGGGAGCGCTTAGGCTGCGCATACGGCGATGACGGCAGACTGGCCCATGTTCCGCCAAGCTTCCCAAATGCGGCGCTTGTGTCGCCTTTCAGAACGTCCTGTAGGGCGCCCGCTCGATTGATCAACTCCAGGGCGGCGATATCCTGGCTGCGCGGGCTGAAATCCTTCAGGCCCAGCTTGCCAGATACATCATCCCAGGTAGATTTCAGAAACTGATAGGCCCCAGCGGCGCTAGTCTTGTTCGGCTTCCCATCCGTCTGCGTGAAGGATGCCATCGTGTTCGGATGCGCATCCAAGGAGTCGAATGTGCCGCCACCAAACGCAATGCGGTATGGGTCTGCAATCCTGTCGCCTACCGTACCCTCTGCCTGCCCGATTACACGCAGGACTTTCTGCACGTTGGGATTTGACAGGTAGCCCGCGAGTTCTTCAGCAGTGGCCATGATCAGTCCGCGTATTCAGTCGTGCCATCGGAGTACTGCACCACTTTTCGGCCGTTCAACGTGCCGGTCCGGGTGACGGTTCGCCCTGCGTTGGGTGACAAAACGCCCGCGGGTCCAGCGCCAGGCTGCTGGGCCTGGGGCGATACGTTTCCATATTGCTGCTGGTAGGTCGAGTTCAAGCGGCCCTTAGCCCCGTCCACATAGTCGATGATGGATTGCAAGCTTTGGCGCATTTGCTCAGTAGACTGCGACTTTCCAAGTGGGGCCAGGTTGTTCTGAAGCAGCTCGTTTTCCTTGTCGGAAATGGCGCCCAAGGCCCCGCCAGTCTTGGATGCATCTCGCATCGCTTGGAGAACCGTAAAGCCGATCTGTGACTTCAAGTTGCCAAGCTTGTTCTCAACGTCGGCAGCCCCACCGCCAGGCATGTTCGGCAGCATCCCCATAACACCGGTAACCCGCGCAAGATTGGGGTCGTTCAGGGCATCAGCCGCGGCAGAGCGCAACCGGTCCATCGAACTGAGCGTGCTATCCAATGCCGCCTTCGCTTCAATCGCCTGCCCAGGCTTGGCAACGTCCTTCTTAGCCTGCTCAGATGCGGTTGTCTTCGCGCCGGCCACCGCTCCTTGCGTAGTCGGGTCAAACGAAGCCGGACGCAGCGGCTTGCCATCAGGGCCTGTAGCCAGCTTGTAGTTGCCTTTCTTGTCGAACTGGGCAATACCCTGATCAGTGAAGACCGCAGCGCCATATCCACCATTGGACTCAAGCTCTGCGCGCTGAGCAGCAGTCATCATCGACTGGTTGATCTGGTCGCGCCATTGCTTGTACGCAGCCGGGTCTTGCGGGATCTGCGACAAGCCGCGCTGGCCTTCCTCCGGCGTCAGGATGCCACTTTGTACGCCATTCTGGATGTAGTTGGCGGCTTCTTGAGGCGTATTGGACACTGCAAATCCCTGCTGCGCCCATTGCTGCTTCTTCATCGCCACAGACGTATCCGTCATCTTGTCCTGACGATCCAGGCGCTGCTGGGTGCTGGCAAGCTGAGCGTACTGCGGCACGAAATCAGGCGCCACCTGGCCAATTCGGCCCAATGCGCCAGCCTGCAAGCGGCCTTGATCATCGAACGCAGTGCCAAGAACGCCGGCAAGCTGATTGCGCTGCTGCATCTGGCGCTCCTGGTCTTGCACTCGGCCCTGGAGCGCGCGCACCTGCAAAGCCTGCGCCAGCATGTTCTGCGGGCTTTCGATCTGCGGCCCTTGGACCATCAGAGGGATTCGGGTGTCTAGTTGCATCGCTTACCACCATCCGTTAATGCCTTGACCGCTGCTCAATCCGCCAACCCCTGGGGTTGACTGGAAGCCGCTTCCGTAGCCGCTCTGGCGCATGGCATAGTTGCCCAGCGCATTCGCGGCCGATCCGATACCCTGATTCCATGCATTGGATTGGCCAACAGTGCCCGCGGCGTTCGCGTTCGCACCTTGTGCCAAGTTGTTGCCTACCTGAGCGCCATAGTTCTGGCTGACACCAGCAAGCGACGACGCCGCGGATTGACCCATACCTGCCAGCGCGGCCAGCTTGTTGTACTGGTTCGTCTGGTTCGTGTTGAACGTATTGAAACCGGTCAAGTAGTCGTTGTTGTATCGGTTATAGGCGTTGCCGTATTCCTGAGACGCAAGTCCAGAACTGAAATTCATGGCGTCTTTCAGCGCGCGCCCGGAATTCAGGTTGCCAGTAGCCGCGGCCATGTTCTGCAAGGCCTGATTGCCCTGGTCAAGCCGGAACTGATAGCCCGGATCGACCTGGAAATCCTCCTTGCTGAATGGCTTGTATTCCTTGAACTTGGCCAGCAAACTGCCAAATAGCGGGTCGTTCTGTTGCTGGGAACGTAGCTTGTCCTGCTCAGCCATGCGGGCATTGATGGCCGCCTGCAATCCCGCCTCGTCGATCGACTCAGGCTTAGCCCCTTGAGGATCGGCATACACCCAGTTGGTGTAATTGTTCCCCGCCTCACCGCCACCGGGGTAGGTAACCTGATAGCCCCATTGTTTGGCTTGCGGGTCATAGCCCCATTGCGCGCTCGAATAGGCACGCGTGGCGGCACTCCCAAGCAGGCTGTTCAGGTCAGGGGGATTGCCGCTCGTGGCGCCCGTCGTGTACTGGGGCAGCAATTCCTGTCGGATTTGATCCGCGGTCTTGAACGCGCCTGAACCAGACGATCCGCCACCCAAACCCATGCGATACAGCAACGCCTGCAACCCAGTGTTGCCTGCATCCAGATAGGGCTGGAAATTAGCCGTGTTCTTTTCGTATAGCTCGCGCTGGAGTTCATTGGCCTCCTGCGCCGCCCGTTCTTGCGAATTGGCGGCCTTCCCGGCGGCGCTGGATGACATGGCACTACCGGCCACCCCAGCAACTGCGGAACCAACCCCTACTGCTGCTGCGACCATATCAATCTCCCATCCACATGCTGTAGGTGGTTTCCACGTGAGTAAAGCCCATGGCCTCGAACAGACGCCCGATATCCATGTGCGCCTTGGTACCGACGAACCAGCGCTGCACGCCGCGGCGCTTCAGTTCAGCCTGAACGGCTTTGAGAAGAATCACGCCACCACGGCCGCCGCGTTTGTCCTTGCGCAGGTACAGAATGTCCATGTGACAGGTCAGGCAGGTCTGGTAATGCAGCCCCGGCGCTACAAAGCCGACGAAGTAGCCCACCAGTTCACCCTTGTCCCTCAGCGTCACGAAAATCACCCCGCCACGAGCGTCCCGCTCCAAATACACGTGGTACTGCGGGTCAAGCGGAACCTTGTCCTTGTTCAGGGCCAGCTCTTCCCAGTGCAGCGGGAATAGCGGCTTGAGTTCTTCAAGGCGCTCGGTCAAGTTTTCAACGTGTGCGGTCAGCATGATTACCTCGGCAGCCGAATATCGACGACCATGGAGACACGGTCATCCGCGCTGTTGTTCACCACTTCATGCTCCTTGTCGTTGGCGAACCAAAAGCAATCACCGGTATTCATGTTGACCTGCTCATCATCGCAGCGCAGAGTGGCGCCGGGCAGACCGTGCAGAACAATATGGAACCGCGTGTAGTAGCGTGTCTGTTCCGGCGTATCAGCATGCGGGAAGATGCGACCGCCAGGGCACACCTTATTGATCATCACTCGTCCAAGCCGCTCCCCGTTCACGCGGGCCATCAGGTCGAAGATCAATTTGCGGGCCTCTGGAAGCTTCTCCAGGGCCGGATAATTCACCGCCTCGTACTGGTCATACCCTGCAAGCTGGTTCTGCTTGTAAGCATCGATTTGCTCTTCCGTCAGCCCTTCCACCTTTTCGGGGAAACGGATCATGATGGTTTCCGTCTGCCCGAAAGGACCTTGCGGGTAGTGCCGCAGGAACGTGTCTTCCTGCCACAAACCAGGCTGCCGGCGGATTGCGAGCATCAACGGGTTGACGTCCAGGCCATGCGCCAGGAAGTGGAAGTGTCGCAAATTAAGCTCCTCTGGCGAATTCACCGAAAATCAATTCTGCTGCCAGGCAGTACACCTCATGGGCTTCCTCGGCAGTTTTGTAACCACCGAGATTCCTGGTCCTTTTCCCGTTGCGGATGTACGCAACGAATTTCCCACGCGCCTTGCTAAAAGAAACCCCCTTAAACCCACTTGAGCTGTCTCGATGACGACGCTGATTCTGTGAGTTTTGGCGGTATGTGGCTGCTCGCAAGTTTGCAATGCGGTTGTCGGATCTAATGCCGTTGATGTGGTCTAGAACATCAGGTGCCGGAACGCCATAGTGCAATTCCCACGCAGCCCTATGAGCCAGGACCTGCCGCCCTTTATGGCTCACTAGCACATAGCCGTCTTGGCGATGTGTGCCGGTTGGAATCCCATCCTTAGTAAACGAACCGGTATAGGGGTCGTATTCGACTTTTTTCAGGGTACTCATAAAGCCTCTTAACGGGGAACGAGCGTCAGCGTAGGCGCTACGGTGTAAGCAATCACGGCGCTATCACCGGGATTCAAATTCAAGAATTGCCCTGCGGATGTCACGGCTAGAGCGAGCGAAGTCGAACCGCGTTGAAACGTCAAAGCGGTCACAGTCCCACCGAACACATGCAGCGACACACGGTCAGTTGCTGTGTAGGTCATGGGTGAAGCCGTAATGGCCACCGATGACGTAGCTGTGTCGACCGAATAGGCCTGGCGGATGATCTGCTTGATGGCCCGGAAAAAGGCCAGCGTCTGGCGAGACTGGAATACCTGGGATTCAGATGCGCCGCTGCGGTCTTCTGCAAATGCAGCGGTATTCGGTAGAAGTTGGAGTTCATCCATCACCAAGCTCCCACATTGCCATCTACATAGGCTCCGAGTATTACGACTGGGACAGGATCTGATACGCTGAATTCGAATACACGGTTACGCCCTGCGCCAAGACGATGGAATCGGCACCGCGCCCAATACTCACCAATGCGCCCCAGCGTTGCAGTGCTCCGATTGCTCCAGGTATGCCCGGAATCGTCGGAATACCTCAGCATGCCGACCGGATTTGAACCCTGGCCGGTAGCGCTCGATACGCCAGCCTGAACATCTACCTGGAGCGAACTGAAGACCATGCGCTTTTGATTCTGGCTCATTACCTGACTAGCCCGCAGACGCAAAATCGAGTCTCCGTCGTCCGTATATGCATCCAGGCTCATTTCATAGAGCTTGCCGTTCTGCCAGTCTCCAACGATATGGCGACCGTTGAACATCGCATGGCAATTGGACCGATGGCGCATCAATTCGCCAGTAGCAGGCACCATATAGGCCCGCTCGTGCCACGCCTGGGCTGCCACGTCATATACCCACGTCGCGTTCCCAGTGGGGAACGTCAGCACGTAGAAAAGGTGTCCTTCCTGTTGGTACACATACGCAATCGCGTCATCGATACGGCTGTACTGGGCGATGGCATATTCCACACCGTGGTTCGACACTCGGATAGGCGTTGCGCCGCCACGGGTCTGCCACACAATGCCCTGGCCAAGCTCATCACGCCCAAGCCACATAACGCTGTTGTCGATGCTTGCAGGGCTGAACGCCGCGGCACATCCCTGCTGCATGGAACTGTTCGGGCTGTTTGCGAACCCATTCGCATCAGCCACCAGAATTTGGGTCGTTGTCTCACCGAAAACGTACAATTCCTGGTGGTCCGCAAGGTGCGAAACGATGTTGTCGGGTGCCCCGTCAGCGCTCGTGAAATCCAGCCCGTCCCAGAGCCGGACATCGCCAATCTTGGACCAACTGATCGACTGGGACTGAGGCGCCTCCACGAGAAAGCGGCTCATCAGGTACGAAATCCGTTTCGCACCAGACGGAAATTCCGGATCCGTGATGATGCCGAAAGTCAATGAAGGAAAATCATAGTAGTAGCCGTTAACACCGTCTACCAAAGCCAATTGCGTTTCGTTCTGCGCAAAAGAAACCGGCCCCGATGATGTAGCAAGCGTACCTATGATAGTGGCCACGAAACTGCTATTAACCGAGAAGATCGAATTACCCGCCGCAACAAAAAGCTGCCCCTTGAATGGGGCCAAGCCTCGAATCGGAACAGAGCCATTCGGCATGACAAGGCGCCGAATCAATCCCGGGGTCGAAAACAATGCCGCGGGCGACTTTGCCCCGGACAACCCAACTTCCAAATACAGATTTACACAGCGCTGGGCACTGAAATTCAGGCTTCTGGCCTCATACGCCTGCCCGACGAATGGAATTTGAAGAGTAGGCATCAGCGACCCGCGAAGATGTTGAATCGCCGACCAACTTGCAGATCAAGCGGCACGTCCAGAACAGGAGTCTCCCGGTTAACGCGCTTTACGTTGGCTCGTGCACGAATCGCGGTGCGGCTTACTGCTGCTGGGATGTCTGCCAATCCAGGAGAAAGTTCTTCAGCCAGCGAATACTCAAGCGCCCGGCGATACCCTGGCACCAGCTGAATGTCGGTTTGGACATCGGAAAACTCACTCAGGCGCGACCACAACGGCAGATGAAGCTCATACGACCCGGCTGGAAGTGGCCAGAAATACAGCGTCCCGTACGGGTAAGCCCGGTTGTAATAGACTGCGCTCGGGAAGCTGGAGCCAGTCGATTTCATCATGATTTGCGAGTACTGCACCCGGTCGATGGGTTCAACTTGATAGTCAATACCACCGGAACGAACGAAAATCCCCCTCTCGATCTTCAGCGGCACCGGGACATCAATCTGTTGGCCAGGCCCAATCGTCACCGTCTGCTGGTTCGGCGACATTTGATAGACCTTGGTATCCACCTGATAGACGAAGAATTCTTCGGTGAGCCACGAATCGATCATCGTGTTCAGGACCTCAAGCGCGTCTACTTCCATCGTCCCAGGCAATGATTGGCCCGGGTCTTTGACGCCTAGAAGCGTGTAGGCCCGATTGATGATCTCAAGCGCGGTCGTCATGTTCTTCAATAGCCTGTTGAATTCGCTTGACGCCCCACCGCTTGTCTACCTGAATTCCCAGGCCCTCAGCCCGAGCTACCAGGGAATCACGGTCGGATACGTTTTCTGCCACCGCTCCCAAATCGGCAGGAGAATCCTTCCATCCAGCTTTGCGGGCAGCCACCGAGGCCTCCACGTCAGTAAACAGGCGTGCGCCCTCTTCGGCGTGGTAGAGCCATACCGGAATACTCTTGGTATCCATATCCAAACTCCAAAAAGCCCCCTGGCCGAAGCCAAGGGGCTATCCCGCTTAGTTGGGGATACGAACCGCCCACTCCGGACGCAGAGCAGCGAAGCCGGCCAGAATGTCGAAGCGGCACAGGCGCTTGTTGTTCGTGATATCGAAACCACGAACGAAGCGCATGGAAACGCCATCGACAGCCATACGGGAAGCCATGTCCATGCCACGGGGCAGCGGCATGTCCACCGTCACCAGCGTGAACGCATCCTTGTGATGCAGGATGTTCTGCGCGTTGGACGAACTGGCAGTGCCGACCACAGTGATAGCCGCGTTGTCAGCGGGTGAACCCGATACCGTGGCGTATGCGCCGCCGACGATGATGGCCGGGGAGATCACCACCGTGGCATTGCCAGAAGCGTCCGAACTGGTGTCTTGACGCACAACAAACTGTTGCAGCGCGCCAGTGGAAACCTTGTTCTCGGGGTTCAGGGCGAACACGCCAGCGATGGTGAAAACGTCACCTTCGCGCAGACGCAGCGCAGCCGAAGCGCTCCAGCCGTCAGTAATGAGCGACGTCGTGGATGCGTACGGGTTGTCCGTGGCACCGGATGCGATAGTTCCTTGCCCGGCGCCGTTCACCAGCGGAGTACCACCCAGCGGGCCAACCGTATGCGTCGGAAGGTTCTGCGACATCTGGAAATCCATACCGAGGTTGGTTTCCATCAGGCCGCGGCGCATTTGCTTGCCCTGGGTTGCCTGATCATTGAACAGGCCAGCCATGCCGCCTACCAGCTTGGAGTTGGCGAGGGGAGTCAGCGCCAACTGTCGATCACCGTCACGCGGGGCAGCGTTGTTGTCCAAGTAGACGGCGGCGTCCAACGCAGCCTGAGCAGTAGCCGGAGGCGTGCCGGGCGTGCCCGAGAAGTTGAACACCTGCTTGTACAGGGCACCAATGCGGACATCCAGCTCGGTGGCCAGACGCTTGCCGGCAGGTTGCAGGTAGCGCTCGCTGAACTTGTCGATCTTCAGCGTCAAGTCAAAATCGCTGAAGTCGAAGTCGATACCGAATTCCGGCTGGATAGTGATCGGCACCTTCGTTTCGTTGATGTCCTGAAACGAAGCGGTAGCACCGTTACGCACCGTGTACTGCACCGGGCGACGAACGTTCACGGTAGTGCCGGCCTTGGCGCCTTCGCGGGCGAATTGGTCGTCGTACTCGCGATTGATGGAGCCGAGAAACGCGCTCTCGTTGTGGATGATCCGCAGAGTTTCCGCGGTGATGATGTCCGAGGTGATGAAATTGTCAGCCATGACTGATCCTTATTTGGTACGCACTTGAGCGTTTCGCCAGGCGATCCAGGCTTCCGGGTCCTTGCCCGGGTCCGGCCCGCTCGCCGCCGCAGACGGTTTCACCGGCTGGATAGGCTTTGGCGCATTGCTCGGTTTAGGGGGGGCTTCTTTGGCGCCCATATCGCGTTCGATAAGGGCAAGACGTCGCACTTGCTGGCGGGGAGAAAGCTCGGCGAGTTCTTCAACCAGATCCGGGTTGCTGGCAATGTGATGCAGCAACGCCGCAGGGCTGTCGGAGTCGAGAATTGCCTCCAGAAACGGAGTAGGACGGTTGTCCTTGAAGGTCGGGATATCGGCCGACAGTTCTACAAATCGATCCGCAAAATCGGGGTATTCCTTGTTCCCGATCCTGGCAATCTCATTGCACTTGTCGTTGATGGCCTTCGCTTCGGCAATCTGCGCAGCTCGTCGGTTAACTTCGTCTTCCGTCAAATTCGCGCCGTCTGCCTGAGGTTCTTGCGACCGCTGGCTAAGCTGGCTCAACTGGCCGTGGAGTTCGTACTTCTCCCGGGTCAATCGGTCCACTCGCCGCTTCAAAGCCTTCGCTTCTCGCTCCGCCGGAGTGAGTTCGGGCTTCTGAGGCTGCTCAGTACCTTCAGGTGCTACCGGTTCCGCCTGCGCCGGCACTACTTGGGCGGGATCAGTCGAAGAGATTTGAGCCGCTTCGACAGGCGCGGCTTGGCTTTCAATGTTCATAGCTCTCGGCTAAGTGATTCATCGCGCATCCCCGCGAAGTGGGTAAAAGCTCAGGACGTAAAAAAACCGCCCGGAGGCGGTTCTGCTTGCATTTGTTGTGGCATCACGCCAGGCGGTGCGCCTTGCATGCCAGGATCTATAGGAGCGGATACAGGCCCACTTTCTGGAGGAATAGGAGGCGCCATCAAAACTTGCTGAAGCGTTTGCAGGACTAGGGCCTGTATCTCTACAGGCCCCATCGCAACGGAAGTAACCTTTAGGCGATCCGTCTGGGCCTTGTATGCGTCGATGGCGCGGTCCTTATCGGCTTCCTCCATCTTCGCAATTGAGGCCACCACATCGCTTTCAAGCTTCTGCTGGGCCTCTTGGAGCATCTGTTGAAGCTGCTCGTTTTGCTGCTTCATTTGCTGCATCTGTGCTTGGATGGCCGGAGGAATCTCCTTATCACCCTGGGCCAACGCCTGCACAGGCGGGGGGGCCATGGCCAGAAGCATCTGACTGATCTTCTCGGCGTTAGGCCAGTCCTGCATGCGCGCCCATTCCGGGCCGAGAACAGCAAATGCCTGCGGGTTGCCTTGCAGGATTTGCCCAATCGCTTCGGCAGATTCCTGACGCAGTGTGGTGTAAGAGGGGCCAGCCTTCACCCGAACGTCATAGACACCGACGCCAGGGTTGATCACCATCGCGTCAGCACCCTTTTGCTTGGCTTGGGGCTGATCCGGGTTGATCTTTACTGCGTCGATACTGCCGTCGTCCCCAGTGATGCGGGCAACTCGCTGCGTGTCATAGATCCGCGGAATCATGTCAACAATGATGCGGCCCAGCTGCTCAATAGACCGAGACAAGTTGTCGATGTAGTGATAATTCGCGGTATCGCCTTCACGCTGACGGGCATTGATCGCCCTGCCGCTCGTCTCGTTGCTAGGCGCGCCCAGGTTGGCACGGTACATGCCGATACTCGCCTGGATATCAGACAACGCTAGGGCGCCACCTTGGATGAACGAAGCACCAACAGGCGGCGGACCTTGACGCTGCGGCGGAGGCAGAGGCCGGCCATCGCCATCCAATGCGTTGTAAGGCAGATAGGCACGATTCGAAGTGTTCGCGGTCGCCCATTCATCCTGGAAGTTCTCAACAGACTCCCACGGAATGGCAAAAGGCGCCTTAGGCTGCAACGCCACTTGCTCAATGTACGAGGTGCGCTCGTAGTTGTAGGCGCGCTGAGAATCCATCATGCGGCGTGTCATTCCGCACAGGTAGCGCTTCCCCTCCACATACAACTCGTAGCCCAAGACCGGGATCAACGGCACGAATCGGCTGGGGAAATCCGTTTCCTCCAGCACTTCCATACCAGTCATCTTGACCCACTTCACCTCTGTCTTGGTAGACTCATACGTAGCTATAACCTGAGGTCGAATCCCGGTTTGCTCCGCGAGACGCCAATATTCGTCCTCTGTCACCGTAAGCCGCTCTCCCTCAGGGCTGGTGATGACCAGATTGTTTACCTTCGTCTCTACTTTGTAGAAGTACTCGCACACTCGCACCGAGTCTTCAGCCAGCCAACCATCAGCGCGATCGCTCGGGTCCCAGGAGATCGCAGACGCCTTCGGATAAATCTCACGGAAAGCGCGCTTGGTTAGCACGGTCTCGACGAATCCGCGGCTCGCATCACTCCCGTCTGGCTCTTGCGAATTGGCGTCCAGGATGACCGACAGTGGATCATGCACACGCTTGATTCGGATTTCCTGCTCGTTTCGTTCAGCCTCTACGACCTCTGGCACCACGCGCAGCCAGCCCAATCCAATGCGAGCCGCATATTCCTGCGCGGTGTCGTAAGCGATCCCGGCCCGGCTTGAGTACTCGATATGCCGGATCATCCCCTCCAGCTTCTCTGCGACCTCGATATCGGCGCCGGAATCCACTGGGATGACCTTGATACCTGGCTTGTTCTGCCGGCTGTCGTTAACCACCTGAGCGATGTATTGATTGGTCTGGTCGAACGTCAGGCAAGGACGCGCGCCACCTTCAGACTGCTCACGCGAACGGCGAACAGCGTCATCCCATTGTTCTGGGCATGCCGGGTTGGAGAACTTCAGGTCCTCCAGCATACGTTCGCGGTTCTCGCGGAACGCTTCCTGGTCTTCCTTGAAGCACTCCTTCGCCTTCTGAAGGATGTCTTGCGCCATTTCCTACCTTATGCGGCCATCCAGCCGACGTTTCTCACAGGTTTACGTTCAATCGGCCGGGTAGGCTTCTTACCAGCGCGCCGGGCACCTTCGCAGGCATACCGCAGCGCGTCGATAACGTGGTTGTCTTTGTCGTTCAGGATCGGAAGCACCGCGCCTGTAAGCGGGTCTTCCTTGTAGCTGTACAGAGTCAATTCATCGATCAGGTGCTTGCAGCGCGGATGAACGATGATGTCAAAGCTCTTCAAAAACTCGACACCCTCTTCCAGCGACTTTGCGCCCTTGATTGCCGGCCGGATCTGCGGGAAGCCGTTCTTCTTCATGTGGCTGATCGTTTCGGGCCTGGCAGAGTCAGCGGTTATCGGCCACTTCTCAGCCTCAGGGACCTGCATGAATAGCTCGGGCAGGTTTACGATCTCGCAGCCCACCATGTAGGCCTCGTAATCCACGTAGAGCCGGTGGCCATCGATATCGCAGCGGATAAGAACCGAAGGATCTACGCTGAAACCCCAGTCTGCACCAAGCCTGAACACTGTCCCCGAAGGACGTTCGAACTCTTCGACCGTCCAGTTCTTGAAAACTCTGGCTTCGCTGTTCTGCTGGTACTTACCGAGCCAGATATGCGCATACTTATCGGGGTCTCGCCGCTTGTCGTACTCCATTTCATCGACAAGCTCTTGCGGCAACCAGGGGTTGTCCGAGTAGTTCGCCTCTACGACAACTGAGTTCGGAGGCGGGTTCTCTCCTCGGAGCAGAACATCAATCGGATCCGTCGCAAAGCGCGGGTTCCAGCTGAACCAGAGTTCTGAGCCTGGCGCCCGCAGTGTTGGCCGGAGCAGGTCTAAGCTTCGCTGACTAGCCGACTGCGCCTCTTCGAACCATGCGATCTTGAAGCCTTCCAGCGACTTGATCGAATCCGACGTATGGTCCTGCATGCCCTGAAAGATGATCACGCCACCATTGCGGGATTTGATCTGTCCTTCCTGGACCTCGAAGTACGAGCCGGCGTTAAGCGCGGCAATCTTGCTTTCGATCAGCTTCTTGACCGAGAACTTCAGCGACTTCTGAATCTCACGCAAGCAGACAGCATCTACCTTGTCGTAGATACTTGCCTCTACAAGCGTCTCGGCGAAGAAGTGCGACTTACCAGACCCACGCCCACCGAACGCGCCCTTGTACCGAGCCGGCGTCAGCAGTGGGGCGTATACCCTGGGAGTCGCAATCTCCAGCGTCGTCATTTAGGATCGACGATCACGCGCTTGATCAGGCTGAACTGCACCGGGCCGCCCTCTTCGTCACCATTGACGATGACAGCCTGCGCTGCCTTACCATACCCTCGGTCAAACAGTTCTTTGATCGCTGCTATCCGAGCGTTGTCGTTCTCCGACTTGCGCAGGATCCGAACCAACTCTTCTATCGCCTCCGGCCCATACGACTGAGCAAGAGCTTTGATGTCCGCAGTTACCCGATTCGGAATGCCGGGTTTGCGACCGGCCCCAGGGCGCTTTCCGCCTTGTGCCATTTTGATACTCCGTGATAGTTTTTCACTAACGCTTACTGAACACTCCCTTGCGCCACATGACGAACAGGGCGACAAAGGGAGCGGCGATGACCGACAGGCAGAACGCGGCTGCTGCCAGGTCTACAAGGATCGGTAGAAGTGTGTTCATGTGCCTTAGCGAGTATTAGGCTGCCGCCTGCAAGGTAAGCGCCTTGGGACAGTGGAGGAGCGGGCTTGAAGCGCGTTCCCGAGGCGGCAGTCTGATACTCGCGTTTGGTTGAATTACAGTGGGCTGGGGATACAGGGGACTGGCCCGGGGCATTCAGTGATGTACTTCGCGCCCGCTTCCTTCTCTACCAGAGCTTGCGCGATCAACTCAGCCTTCACTTGGTTATCAAACTCACCAAGCATCTCGCTCCCGACTTGACCACCGCCCGTGGGCGTTGTCTCGCCATGGAAGCGCGTGATGATGTAGCGCGTCACCGGGCGCACCCGGTACTCAACGATCTTGTTCGGTTTGAACATTTCTATCTCCGGCCTCCGCAGAGGCTAAGCATGAAAAAGCCCCCGGCGATTTCTCGTCAGGGGCCGGGGATGAATTGAGGTGGGATTCGAACCCGTACCGGACTCCTCTCAGCTAACTATGGCGCCTGTCCGTTTGCCTTTCGACTTTCAGCGAGCCACCTAGGCCGTAGCTGCGGCCCCTCGCCTCTCAATTCTGCTGACTGCGCAAGTGACACTTACACAGCCTGCACTTATCACTCTACTTTTATGTACACGCTTGCTCAAGGTGTGTACACAACTTAGGCTCATATCCCGTTGTGTACACACCCCCCATGTGTTGCGAAAGCTGCTTATGGGCATGCTCAAGCGTGAAGTAATACACACGCTTCTCCACATGCAGGCGATCTGCTTTCGTCTTCACAGGCCCAGCCCAGACATAGTGCGCAGTGATGACCACCCGCATATCCGGATGCAGGTGATTGATGGCGTCATCGATCCTGGCCATGTCACCGTCCGCGGCGCATGCCTCTGGGCCGGTATAGCCCCACCCATAGTCATTATGGTCTACGCGCTCTTTGGTGA